TATTGGACAGATAATTTTAATAGAATTAGACAATGTAATGTAGTTGCTGAAAATTTATTAGCATTAGATATTACACAATTAGACATTGTTCCTGGAGTAGATTTTGACATCCCTATAATGACTAATAGGAATGGAGGAGGAGGAAGTAAACCAATAGGAGCTTATCAATGTGCTTACAGATACAAGAATACTGGAGGAGCTGTTACAGGATGGAGTAATCTATCTAATATAATCTATCTTACGCAATATGATGATAAGAATGGTATTGATAATTTTTTAAAAAATGTTGGTGCTGATTCTGGTACAACAACAGATCAAACAATAACTTGGACATTTTCTAATTTAGATAAAGATTTTAATACAATAGAAATTGCTGTATGTAGAAGAGTATCTTCAACTGCAAGTCCAGATATATTTATTATAACTGAATTACCAATTATACAAGATAATATCACATATACATATACAGGTAATGAAACTCCAATTAATGTTACATTAGAAGAATTTTTAAATACTAGTGCTGTATTTACACATTGTAAAACATTAGGAAGTAAGGATAATAGATTATTTGTTGCTAATGTTAGGACAGAACAACAAGAATTAAATTATGATGCTAGGGCTTATAGATGGAATAGTGGTGGTATATTTAAAGTAGTAAATGATGGAGTATTATCTCCAGGATTAACAAGTGCGGATTATGATGATCCTACATATTTAGCTGAAACAAAAGATACTATTAACCCTTCTTTATACATACCTTCACCTGTCACAGGATTCATTTATCAATCCGATGGATCTACACTAGGTGGGGAAGGACCACATATCTCTTATGAATTTTTTACTATGGCTTCAGAATGTGACTCCAGTAGTACAAATTACAAAGTAATAGATGATGAATTAAGTCCCTGGAGATGGACAAATCCAAATTTAACAACTAATGATGTTACGTTAGATGTTAAATCTATTACTAATTTAAATACAGAATATAATCAAGTATATACTAATAATTTTGCATTAGGAAAAGTCAATGCTGGTATTAAATATAATAGTGTGGCAACATTAGTAAGAGGATATCAAAGAAATGAAATTTATAGATTTGGTATTCAATTTTATGATAAATCTAAAAATCCGTACTATGTAAAATGGATTGGTGATATTAAATTCCCAGATTATTGGGAATTTAATCCAAATCCTCTATATGAAGATGGAACTTTTGATCCACTTTCCAATTTCAATTTAGTATTTGCTAAAAATACTGGATATCAACAAGCATTTGTAAGACATCTAGGTATTAAGTTTACAGTGAATATTCCAGATGAATTAATACCACTGATTGATGGGTATTCTATTGTAAGAGTGAAAAGAGAACAAAAAGATAAAACTATTTTAGCAACTGGTGTTATAAATCCAGTCATGTCTGATAGTGATATACCAAATCAATTATATTGTACGTCATTATATAATAATACTTTTAGTCCTTTTAATGATGCTGGTAATTTTACTTATACAATGACAGATTTTGAAAATAGACTATTCTTTACATGTCCTAACCCATGTGATCAATCGCAACCAACTACGTTTACTGGAAAAACTTTAAAAATTAAAGGAATCTTAGAACCAGCAAATAGTGATAATCAAATGTATTTTACTGGTGGTGGATTCCCTTCTGTTATAAATGATTACTTTAAATATTATAAGATGAATGATCCTGGAGGATTAGCATCTGGTACATTAATTGATAATTCAATATTTTTAAGTCCTGCTGGAACTGCAATAGATGAGGAACCAGGTGCAATATATCGTCCAATTAATAATTTTGATATTGGAGCAAGATGGGATACTGGATTAGGTATGTTTGTTCAGGATACAACAAGATCATTTTCTGTTGGAAATCCAATAACTTATATAAGATTGAATTCAGCAATAGATTGGGATGGAACAATAGGGAATACTAATTTTAATAAATATTTTGTAACTATTGAACATTCTTTAGTGGATCAATATGGAGGAAATACATTTGTTGCAAGATCTAATAATCAATATATGTCATGTCAACATTATAGACCTGTTAGAAGCAACTCTATAAATGATACTTTCTTATTATTTGGTGGAGATACGTGGGTACAAATATATGATTCTTTAAGGTGGTCATGTAATTTTGGAAATATAAGAACTCCTGTAGATTGGACTAGCGGACATGATTTATTTCCATTCTCTGGCGCACAGTTTTTTCCAACAGAAACAGATATAAATACTGAATTACGATATGGAGGATATATTAATAGATTTTATAAAGATGAAGGAAGTTTACCAGGAGAATATTATGAAACATACACAACAAATGCTGTATTTTCATTAGAAAATGACATACAAGTATATTTTCCTAAACCTTATCCTTTTATAAATAATAATATATTTGATAATAGATTTTACGCCTCAGAAATTAAAATTAATGGAGAACTAACTGATAATTGGGGAATATTTAAATCGGAGAATTATTGGGATGTAGAGGGTATATATGGCCCCGTAAATGCTATGAGAATACTTAAAGATAAAATGTATTTCTGGCAAAATAGAGCTTTTGGTGTAATGGAGATCAATCCTAGAGTTGTATTACAAGATCAGAATAATACAGCACTACAATTAGGTACAGGACAAGTATTACAAAGACATGATTATATATCTACAGAAGTTGGGTTACAACATCAATGGGGATTAACTTGGAATTCCTATCAATTATTTTGGTTAGATGTTGCATTAAAGAAATTCTTTGCTTATACAGAGGGACAAGCAGTGAGTCCTGATTCTGATATTAAAGGACTATATAGTTGGTTTCAACATAATTTAAATTATAATATTAATAAATTTGATAGACCTGTTTATTATGATACAATAACTAAAGGTATTAATGGTATTAGAATGGTATATGATTATAAGAAAGATCAAGTAATAATTTGTATTACAGATACTCTTGATAAATATACAACACCTAATTATTATACATTAATTTGTAATACTAAAACAAATAGTTTCACTAGTTTTAGAAATGCTCAATCTGCTACATTATTTCCTACAGATGGATATTATATATTTTCACCATATTATAATGGAGAAGATATGACTATTTATATGGAAGGAGTTGGTAATTATGGAGAATGGTATGGAATTAAATATCCTAGTAAAATTAAATTTTCTGTTAATACAAGTCCAACAATAACTAAAACTTTTGATAATTTATTTTTAGATGTTCAAAGTTTGAATTCTAGTAAAGTTAATCAATATTCAGATTTTTGGAATAAAATTAGAGTGTATAATGATTCACAAAATACAGATTATCAAAATTTTGTAATAAAAACTAGCTATAATTCTCCAATTAATTGGAATGTTAATAGAAAAGAAAGAACTTGGAAATTAGCAATTCCTAGAAATAGAGTAATTAATGTTCTTACACAAAGTCCTGATATATTCAATCCTACTAATTTATCTAGTCCTAATAATAAATCTTTTGGAGATAGAATGAGAGATAAATATTTTATTGTGGATTTAGTCTATAATAATCAAGATAATAATCTTTTGATAACAAATAATGTTATACCTAATTTAAGGGAATCTAATCGTTGATAATTAAAATGATTATATTATAACAAATATATCACTAAAAATTTGGAAATATCAATAAAATATAGTATATTACAATATACAAACAACAAATACAATGAAGAAAAAACCAAAACTTAAAAAGTTCTCTCCTGGTGGTTCATATAATGAACAAACTCCCGATTGGAATAAGGCTCAAGAAGCTATGAATAACCCGTCAGATCCTAATAGAGGAGCTGGTAATAATATTGGTTATGCTACACAGGTTGCTAATATGGTTACACCTTATTTAGCTAATAAAAAACTAGAAACACCAACAGATCCATATATTAACATGGGATATAATATAGGTAGCAAAATTCCAGGAGTTGGACAATACATTACTATAGGACATACAGGATCACAATTAGTTGATGCAGGAGCATCAAGAATTAAAGATAAGAATTTATCGTCTGGAGTTGAATATTTTTCAGGATCAATGGATCCATTAAGTGGTTGGAGTAAAAATAAAGCAATGCTGGATAATGGAGAGGAATCTAAAACTGACGCTGCCATTAATGTCGGACTTCATTTAATTAGTCCTGGATTAGATACAGCAAGAGAAAATTATTTACATAGAAGTTATTTAGAAAATCAAAATAATAATACGTCAAATATGCAATATAGACATGGAGGGAAACATCATCCTAAAATACAATGGACTAATCCTAGTCCAGGAAGTGCTATTTATGGAAATCAAGAACAATTTCCAGGAGGAGGTGTTTATAAAGAAAATATAGATTTTTTAGGAACTAATTATGATGATGTTGGAATAAATAAAGATTTTAAAAAATTTAGTATATCTGGTGGAAATTATATACCAAGAAAAATAAATGAAGAAGGAAAACCAATTTTATTTAATCCTCATTTAAATATGGAAATACCTTTAAAAAATAATTGGAGTATTAATGGAGAATATGGAATACCTACAAATAATAATGATCCTTATTATGGAATAGGTATTAGAAAACAATTTCCTAATGGAGGTATGTCAGATAATCCAAATGCTGAAGTAGAAAATTCTGAAAATACATTAAATCCTGATGGAAGTACAAATCAATATAATGGTCCATCACATGAACAAGGTGGAATACCTACACAATTAGACCCTAACACGCTTATTTTCTCTGATAGATTAAAGATGCCAGGCACTAAAAAAACATTTGCAGAACTCAATAAAAAGAATAATACCGATAAACAAGTAAAAGTACTAGAAGATGATGATGCTTCTTCTACAGCAAAAGCAACAGCTCAATTAATTAAAGATTTAAAAAATAAGAAATCTTTAGAATTATTTAATATTCAAGAAGCTTCTAAAAAAGCTAAACTTAATAATTACGCTAATAAATTAGGAATTGAACTTCCTCAACAATCTTCTAATCAAGAACAGTTTAGAAGTGGAGGCATTAAAAAATATTGGAATGGAGGTGAATCTTCATCCATGATACAAAATGATGCAAATGATAATGACATTTTTTGGAATAATTTTTGGTCTAAAAGTGATTTATCTCCAGATAATGGAACATTTTCTTATGAAAAAGAACCAAATTTTAATGATGATAGACAAAGAGTTAATAATGAATATAATTCTATTCCAAATATTATCACTCCAGAAACTAGTAGTAAAATTGATGGATTTTATGGAGATTCTAATAATGAAATTAAAAATCCTAAAATATATAATACTTTTGCATATAGAGATAAATTAGCGGATAATCCAAATATATATCAATCTAATATATCTCAACCAGATAAACCTCCTGGAAAAACAGAACCTAACTTTTGGGATAAAAATGGACAATCTTTACAAGATGCTTCTGCTGGATTAGCACAATCTGCTCCTTATTTATGGAGTTTACATAATAATAAATTTGGTAAGAAATATGATACAACAACACCGTATTTAATAACTCCTCATTTATTATCTGATAGAGAGGCTATTAAAGATAATGAAATTGCTTATAAAACTGCTTTGTATAATTCTAGACAAATAGGAGGTCCTGGAACATTGGGAGCAATGAATAACGCTTATGCTAATAAAGTAATGAATGATGCTAAGATTAGAGAATCTTTTGCTAATCAAAATGCAGGAATATTAAATCAAACAGATGAATTTAATGTAGGACAAAAGAATTTAGCAAGAGAACTTAATTGGAAATCCAAAGCTAGAGCAGAAGATCAGGCATTTAGAGACATAGACGGAGTAGCGACCAATATGGCATCCAGCTATAAAACTACTAAGGAAAATGCTTCTCAAAACATGGCTTTAAAGATGATGGGAGATTTATATCCTGATTATAGATGGGATAAAAAAACATCTACTTGGAGACACAAAATTGATAATACTGAATTAACAGAGGATGTTAAATCAGGAAAAACAAAGCCTGTTACACAAACTACATAATATGCCAAACGCATTCACAGAAATCCAACCAGTAAGACAGCCTATTGATACATTTGTTCCTCTTCCTTTGGAACTAATGATGAAAGCTGGTGCTATGAAGCAAGAGCAAATCAATAATTCTAAAAGTTTATTAGATCATGATTTGGATGAATTTTCTAAACTGGGTAATATGAGTGTTAATTTAATTGGTTATGGACCAAATGGAGGGACACAAGATTTAGTTTATGATGATTTAGAAAAACAAAAACAATTTGTGATTTCTAAAATTAAAACTGAAAGAGAAGAATTAGCTGCAGGATTAGCATCTGGTAAATTATCAGATTATGATTTCAATAGATTATCAAAAAAACATATTTCTGATGCTATGAATCAATATAATCAATTAGCTGGATATAAAGAGGAAATAGATGGTATTAAAAAATACAATGACGAACTAAGAAAAAATAAAGAATTTGCTCTGGATAAATCTTATGGAACCGATGCTTTATCTTATAATACAAATTGGTATAATGCTGCTAAAAATGGATATTTATATCCATTTGCAGGAGTCGGAGTAGCGGATGCTTTTGATATTGAAAAAGATGTTCTTACTCCAATGGCTGAACATTGGACAAAAGATGGTAGTGGAGAATCAAGAAAAGATCTTAAAGATTTAGATGGATATATTAAAACAAATAATTGGGAGGGTATAACAAAAACAAGAGTATATAACTATGCTAAACAAGCATTTGAATCTCCAACTTCTAAAGTCAAACAGTATTCTGTACTAAATATAAAACATTTTTTAAGAAATAATAATTTAACAGGACAAGAAACTAGTTTAAATGGACAACCAATTACTATAACAGATGAAAAAGGTAACATTAAAAATGTTACACTTTCTGAATATTTAATGAATGAGCAAAAACAGTCATTTATTAATAGAGCAGTGGATAGAATAGCAGGAGAGGTATATAAAGAAGATTTAAAAGCAGATGAAATTTGGAGAGATGCTCATAAAGAAAAATTAGATCTAGATAAATTTACAGTAACCTCTCATTATAATAATCCTGATACTGAAAATGCAATAAATCTATATGGTAATGTTAATCCTATTGATCTACTTCAAAAAGGAACTTCTTATATAAATGCAAAATTAGCAGGATTAGATTTTGATAATCTTGTACAATATAAAGATGGAAATTTACAGGTTGACTGGTCTCAATTAGATGGTAAACCAGGGAATATAAATAAATTCTTTAAAAATATTGGATTAACTAGTGAAATAGCTTCTAATATTGATTATTCTGATGAAAATAAAGTTTTAGATCAAATTTTTAATATAGGAAGAAGTAGAGAATGGCTAACTCCTGAAATTGTTAATAAAAAAAGAGAAGAATTAGAAGCTATAAAAGCACAAAAGAAATATGTTGATCATAAAAAGAAAGAGGATGATGTAGAAGAGCAATTAAAAAAATGGGGTGCTGAACAAGTTATAAGAAATTTAGTTTATCAAAAAGTCAATGCTCAGCAATTAATTTCATTAGACCCGAAAATACATGTAGGTAAGGTTATTAATGATTTTACTTCTGAAAATTCATTAGATAAAAAACAAAATCAATCAACACAATTTAATGGAGAAAACAAAAATAATGCAAAAATGGAAATTGATTTTGGTACTTCAGAACCAACTATTAAATTAACTAATAGTAAAGGAGAATCTGCTAATTATCCTATTAGTGAGCCAACAATGAAAAAGGAATTATCGGAAATACAGCAAGTTCCATTAGCTAATAATAATGCTATGTATAAAGGAGATAGATTAAAAGCCGAACAGATAACTAATGCAAAAAATAAAATATCTCAGATGAGTACTGAAAATAAAATGGGATTTGCAGATAAAGATTTAGTACCTACAAGTATAGTAAACGAAAAAGCAGGTGATCACGCTATTTACTCTTATGAAGATAGAAATAATCCAGGTAAAATATATATTAGAATTGAGGATACAAGTACAAAACCATCGACATATAAATTAATTACAGAAGGAGATTTTATAGCAATACAAACTAGGAGGTTACAAAAAAATAAATTAACAAGATATATAGAAGAATAATATGCCAGATCCAAAAGATTTAATATCTATAAATTTAAAAGAATACAAACCCGAAAACATTGACTATAATCAAAATGCAGGATTTGACAAGTTTGGGAATCTAGTTGATTATGGAAGCAGTCAATATGATAAAAATGCTACTATAGAGGATTTACAAAGAGGTGATTTAAATGAAATTAGAGCACAGAAACAATCAGGTTGGGATAAAGCAACCAATGGTGTTTTAAAAGCTGTTGGTAAATTAGTACCCAGAGTGATAGAAGGATATGTAAATCCTATTTACGGACCAATTAAAGCACAAATAACTAATGATTTTAGTAATATTTGGGATAATGAAATAACTAATGCTTCTAATCAAGCTCAACAATGGCTTGATGAAAAACTTCCATTATATAATTCTAAAGATTTTTCTAATGCTCATGGATTTCAAAAGTTAGCTTATACTAATACATTATGGGGAGACATATTAGATGGAGTATCATATTCTGGTGCTGCTTTATTATCTGGTAGCTTATACACTAAAAGTTTAGCTTTAATTGGTAAAGCTGCTTCATTAGGTAAACTATCTGAATATTTAGGAAATTTAGAAAAAATTAAAGATTCCTCAGATGCTATAAAAACTATTGATAATGCCTCTAAACAATATAAATTAATTAATGGTATTAAACAAGGTACTTATGCTGCTGTAGGAGCTGGAGTAGAAGCTTCTCAACAAGCATTATCTGATAGTAATGAATGGGCACAGAATATGGAATATGTTCTTACACATGACAAAGAAGGACACGCTACTAGACAATTAACTGATAATGAAAAACAATGGATAGAAACTAATAAAAAATCTTTAGGTAATACATCATTTGCTTTAAATTTACCTATTATTATGGCAGATAACTGGATAGTTTTTGGTAAAACTATGCTAGCTAAAAAATCTTTAGAAAAAGAAGGACTTAAAGAAGTAGCTGATAGAATAGGTTTTAATGCTGCTGAGGATAGTTATTATACTTTAAAAAAAGATGGTATTCAAAAATTAATAGATAAAACTTATGGAATAAAATCTTTTGGGGAATCTATGTTAGCTGAAGGCGGACAAGAGACTGAACAACAAGGAGTAACCAGAGGAACACAAGATTACTACACTAAAAAATATTATAATCCTGATGCTGCTAGTTTTATGGATAGCTTTGCTAAAGGAATATCTACAGCATTTTCAGAAGAAGGAAGTGATAGTTTTTTAATAGGAGCTTTATCAGCAGGATTATTTGGTAATGCTACCAAGTTAATTAAAGAAGGAGCATCAGGATATAAAAATCCAATTGATAAACAAATACAAGAATCTATTGATTTGTTAAATAAAAGTAAATCTAAAGATATTATTAAAAATGCTGTAGAAACATTTAATAGACATTCTAATTTATCTAATGAATATGATGAAGCTGTAAAAAATAATGATAGTTTTATAGCAATGAATAAGATGGATGATATGATGAATAATCTAGTTACATCCAGAATTAAAACAGGTAAAATTGAGGATTTAAAAAATACCCTCAATGATATGAAATCCATGTCTCAAAATGAATTTGAAGACACCTACGGTATTAAATTATCTACAGATGAATTTACAGGAATTAAACAATCAGTTGCAGATTTTATACAAACAAAATTAAATTCTGTAAATAAAATTGAAAGTTTAAATAATTCTATTAATACTTTATTTCCTGAAGTTTCAACAAATATAAAAGATAGAGTTTTATATGCGGCTTTTTCATTAGAAAATTCACAAAAAAGAGCTAATGATTTAAATAATAAAACTACTAAAATACTACAAGATCAATTTTTTAAAAATGGTACTAATTTATTAATAGGAGATAATTCATTCCATACAGATAATTATTTACATTTAGATAATAAACAAAAAGAAGAATTTAAGAAAGCGATTAATTCTTCTAATATATCACCCATATCAAAAGAACAAATAAATAATAATTTATTCGATATTGATAAATTGTTAAAAAGAAAAGAATTATTTATTAAAGAATATGAAAAACTATTAAAACCTAATATTCAAGAAGAAATAAATAATCAAGATGGAGAAATTGAAAAAGAATTAAATTCTTCTAATAATAAAACAGATGAAGAATTAGAAAATTCTAAAAAAGAAACTTTAGATAAAATATTCAATTCTGAAGATCATGAAGAAATACAAGAATTAGCTAAACAACTTGCTTCTAATAAAACAGTAACAGAAGAAGATGTTAATAAAATTAATGAACATTATGAGAATATTAAACATACCTCTGTTAGACGTAAACAGGTAAGTGAAAAATTAAAAGCTGCTAAAGAGGTAAGAGATACATTAAAAAATAAATTAGAATCTACACAACAAGCTGTACAAGATAAATTAGATAGACTTACAGATATTCATAAAACATATAATGATTCACCAAGTGAAAAAAGACAAGAAGTTCCAGTAGCTTTAAGTCATTTAATTACTGGATTATCTAAAGATATTAAACAACTTGAAAATACAGTTGAAACTTTAGAGAAACAATTAAAAGATGTAGAGAATAAAATTTCTAAATTAGAATCTAAATTAGAACAATCTTATGCTGACTTAGCTAATGAATTAAATCATAAAAAATTAGATAGAGGAGTTATTGAAGGAAAAATATCATTTATTAAATCAAAAATAAAAGCACTTAAAAAGTTACTAAAAGATTTAATTAAAATATTCAATAATTTATATCCACATGCTAAACAACAATTTGATGGATTTACTACAATTGATGAAAAAACTGGTAAATTAGTATATGAAGATTCTCAATCTGTGGAAGGATTAGACGATGCTTCTATGGATTTAAGCAATAAACAAGCGGATTTAAGAGAATTAAATTCTACACTTAAAGAATTTAAAACTGAACTTAAAGATATTAATGCTGAAATTAAAGATTTAGAAGATGAAATTTCTGAGTATCTATCTCATTTAAATAAAATCAAACCTTTAGATTTCACTTTAGAACACGAAGAACCAGTAGTTAATCCAGAATTTACAGAATATCCTGAACAGAAAGCTAATGAAACTAATGATTTTATGCCTCCTAAAAAGGATGTGTCTTATGTATTTTTTAGTACTGCTGGGAATAATGTTAAATATATAAACGGAGAACCTTCTAATGAAATTACAGATGATGAAGATCAAAAGAGATGGTTTGCTTTTACAGATAAATTAAGACTCTCTAAACTATCAGGATATGTTTTAAGGACATTTCATGCAGATACACAAGATGAACTAACTAAATCATTAGGATTTGATAAAAACAAATATCCTAATAAGATTGTTGTTGTATTATATAGACAGGGAGAAAATAATAAGTTAGAACCTGTTAAAGTAGATGGAAAATATCTATTTACTACACTTCGTGATAGTATGACTCTTGATGAGTTAAAAGAAGGAATAGCAACTAACAAATTCACTAATAAAAAGAAATTAGATGATAAAGGACTACAAGCTATCATAACACATTATAATGCTATAAGAGAATCTATTCTCAAATCTAAAACTCCTACATTATTAAAAATTAATGGAAAAACAAGAGGTGTTGCTGTAGAAACTAATGTTACAGATGTTAATGGAAAGCGTATTTTTAGATTTCCATTATTAAATAGAATTCTTAAAAAAGATAATGCTGAAGAATTATCTAAATTAAAAATGACTGTTGCTACATCTGAATTAACACAGTTTAATGGAGATAATATAGATACATATCCTGGTGAGATATTAATAGAATATAATAGTCAAATAGTTAAAGGAAGAGTTGCTAAATTAAAAGAAATTAATGGTGCTGTGTCTAAAGTTTTAAGTTTATTAAAACAAGGAATGTCAGAAGCTGAAGAAGAAGGTGGAGTTAATACTAAAACATTTATTGCTTTAAATAAGCTTATTAATTATGGAAATATTAGTAGGACTAAAATAAATACTGAAGAAGACACTTATGATCCATATAGAATATTTATTACTAAAAAAGGACTTCTTTGTTATACCCCTAAAGGTAGTGATAAATTTAAATATGTTAGTTTAAAGAATTTAAATGATGATGAAGTAACTGAATTTTTAGGAGAAAAATATTTTAGAGTTAGTAAAGATTTATTAGCAGAGAATGCTAAAAATAAAGATGGTAAAGGAGAAATTCCTGGATGGAGTGGTTTTGTAGATCCAATAACTGGTAAAAAATGGGCTACATATAGAGAATTTTTATTTTCTACAGAAGGTAGAGCTAATGATCAAGTTCCTGTTGGTATAAATTTAGAGGATATTAATCAACAACAATTTAAATCAGTTGGATTACATTATGAAAATAATTCATACAAACCAACAACTCCTAAAAAGAAAACCACTAATACAGAAAAGGCTTCTAATGTAGAAATGAGTGATACATTCACTCAAAGGAATACTGGAGGACTGCAAGCAGAAAATACTGGAAAACATAATCCTAAATATAAGTTAAAAGAAAATAAAAACGAAGCCCAAAAAGCATTTGAAAAAGGAATACCTTTTAATTCTGAAGAAGAATTTACTGCAACTGAAGATAGTGGTTTAACAGCAGAAGATTTAGGAATTGATTTTAATAATCCTAAAGATGTATTTAATCAAGAAACTAAAACAAATAAAATAAAACCAGAAAACAAACAACCTAAGCAAGAAGAGGAAATAACTCCAGATATTAATAATTCTTCTAAAATATCAGATATTGATAGTATAAAAGAAGTAGACAAATTATCTAGTTCAAATAATAATTTACATTGGGATGACTTTTCAACAGAACCTCAAAATAAATTATATAATAATGAAAAACCAGCATCTAAAGAACAACTAGATAAAGAATGGGAATGGCTTAAATCTGTTTTACCAAGTATTACATATGAGAGAGTTAGAGGGCTTATTGATAGACAAGCTGTTGGAAGATTTATGTCTTATGGAAAGATATTAATATCTGATTTAGCTGCTGCTGGGGTTACATTTCATGAAGCTTGGCATTTTGTATCAACAAGTATATTAACTCAAGGAGAGTTAAATTTGTTATATAACGAATGGAAAGAAACAAATAAAAATAAACTTTTAAAAACTTATAAAGGAGAATATAAAAAAACTTCTGATTTTAATGATAAGGAAATTGAAGAAGCAATGGCGGAACAATTTAGAAGTTATATGTTAGGAGAAGATATGGATTTTGGTAAAAAACAAACATCTATATTTCAAAAAATTATTAATTTTATTAAACAATTATTTGGAATAATTAATAATTCAGATATTAAAACTGTTTTTGATAATATTAAAAATGGTGTTTATAAATCATCTAAACCTAATTTATTTTATAATAAAAATTTTAATTGTTTGCCTGGAAAATCTGTTGAATTTACAGATATGATAGTGAAATCCACAAATGTTTTATTTTTTAATAAAATGTTTAATGCTGGAACAACAATAAGCGATTTATCTAAACATGATTTTGTAAACATATATAATGATATACTATCTACTTTTAAAGGTAGATGGAATGCTTTATCAGATGAACAAAAGAAATTATTAGCAAATGATTATTTATATATATTCCAAAATTGGAATCATATAGTTGGTCATCATATTACATTCTTAAAATCATTAGGAATAGATTTAAAGATTAAAAAAGTTAAATCTGAAGATAAAGTAAATGTTAAACCTGCTTCTATATCAGAAGAAGATTTTGAAAATGATGAATTAGAAAATCAAGGAAAAGATCAATCTGTTTATGTAGAATCAGTTAGATATTCTACAATAGATGGAATGCCTCCTGTTATAAAATTATTAGTTGCATCATTGCCAGAAATGACAATGGAATATAATAAAGAAGGCTCACCTATATTTAAAAGTGTATTTAATAAATTAGGACTTGTTAAAAATGCCGATTTTCAAAAAACTGCTGGTTATTTACAAGATAAACTTGTAGGCGTACAAGACTTTGATGATATGGTAGTGAAGCTTACTAATCTTTCATTAGAGAGACCAGAAATAAGTCAATTACTAAAATATTTGAAAACAAGTATTGCTAATACAACACCAGAAACATTATCTGTAGATGAAGTCTCATTACAAGAGAAATTCTTTCAACAATTTGCTAAAACAAAACCTGTATTTCTAACAACACTTATAGATTATGATGGAAATGTTTATCATGTTGATTCAAATGATTATCAATTAGGCAAAAAAATTAAATCTAATTGGGATAATAATACAAAAGATGATTATTATTCTGGAAAAGGTATTTGGAAAAAAGATGAAAAAGGTAAAATTACTTTATTAAAAGAAAGACTTAAAAATTATATTACTAATAATCCATTAAATGTATTTTCTAATAATATTAAATTTTTAAATTTGCTAGGTGTGAAGTTTTCAACAGATACTTTTACAAAAGAAGAACAAGAAGTAATTAAAAACGCAACTAATAAAATTTATAAATATATATTAGATAATCCAGATGTTAATGATATATTTAATAGTAATATTGTAAATACAGAAATTAATAATTTAGTTAATATAGAAAGTAATTACACAAAAGATCAAATAGAATTACAGCATATTAATGCAGAAAATAAAACAATTTATGGAATTACATTAAATAATTATCTTTCGTTAATTACTAATGATATAACTAATGGAAATACTCCCGATCATTTATTAGAAAAAAATAATCCTTATGTTAAAAATTCATATTGGCTTCAAAAAATAAGAGAAGGAAAGAAAATAGAAATTGCTATTAATGAAGGATACAAAATAAATGAACAAGGAGAAGAAGGAGAAGTAATTTCAGCCGCCAGTCCTAGTAATTTATACCTCTCTCATATAAATAGTATTTTAAATGGTGTATTTCCATTTTTACAAAATGCTGATAGAAAGTTATCTTATGCTGTTAAAACAGATATTACATTTGGTAATGATGATTTTAATCATATATTGCAAGGATATATGTATGATGAATTAATTAGAATTGCAGAACTTCATAAGAAAAATGGAATAGGAACTAATATTGAAAATTACAATAAAGATGGTGAAAAATTTACTATATTTTTTGATTTTCCATTTGAAGAAGAATTTCGTACAGAAGCATACAAATTAAAAAATAATAAACAAATTAATGAATTTTTAATAAAACATAATGATGAAATAAATAAAGTATTTGATCAATATTTTAAAAATAAAACTGAAGAGTTATTAAAAGAATTAAAAAAATATCATCTCATTTTAGATGATGTTAATAATAAATTCACTATTTCTGGAATAGATAAAACTAAAGTTAATGAATTATTAGGAACTTCTAAAGAAAATTATACTAAATCAGATTTAGAATTAGTTGCTTCTTATATTTATAAAAATCAATTTATTGCTTATGTAGAACAAAGTAAAATCTTTACTGGAGATTTAGCTTTATTCAAAGATCCTTTTAAAAGATTCTCTATGATTTCAGGTACTAAAAAAATATCTGATACTAGATCAGCATTAGATAATTGGTTAAATAAAAACTTTATAAGAAAAGATAAAAAACAAGCTGATGGAACATACAATGTATTATTATCACATGATGTATTAGGTAATGTAGATACAGATTATATTGAAATATTAAAAACTTTTGGTTTATCTGATAGTGATATTGCTAAATATATGAAGTATGAAGAAACTGATGGTCAAGGTTGGATAACTCTTGATGAACACAGGGAGTTTTTAATGAGAAATGGAGATTTGCCAACAGGATATCAAAAAGCTTGGGAAAAAGCACAAAGAGGCGAGGAGCTATCAAAAGATGAATTAATGTTCTTTATGCCTATTAAACCTCAAGCATATACACCAAAAGTTGGTACAGGTATGTATGATGCTACAGGTATAAAATGTTCATTTTGTCCTTTAATTCCAAGTATGATAAAAAATACCATTGGATTAAAAGACATGTTAAAATATATGACAGATAATAAAATAGGTATTCATGTTGTAGGATCTGTTGAAAAATTTGGAGCAACATTAATTGATGGAAAAATACCAGAGTTTTATGATGAAAATGGTAAGTTTAATACAAAAAATAAAAATATTCAAACATTTCCTTATAAATATTTAGGAATACAATTAGATATTGCACCTGTTGAAAAAGATAAAGTTACTTTTGGTACACAATTTAGAAAATTAATTATGACTAATTTATTTGCTTTTGGTAAAAGTAAAAAAATAAGAGTTTTAAGAAATTCTAAATTAGAACCAGTAGACACACAAGAATTATTTGATAGATATGAAAACGCTGTTTCTAAATTAACAGAAATAAAAAGAAATCAATTAAAAAAAGAACTTTCTTTAGAACATGATGGAATTAATTGGAAAATCAAAAACTTTGATAAATTAAAAGATTTTATTATTAATGCTGCTCTAGATAGAAACTCAGCAGATAATGTCATAGAATCAATAAAATTAGCTCTAAATAGTGATAATAAAGCTATTGATGCTACTTCTATGAAAAATAAAATAGAGAATTTATTATCTTCTATTATTAATAATGATGTAATATCTCAAAAAATGTTTGGAGATATGAAAGTTATGGGTACATCTGCTGGTTGGGAAACTAAACCAAGAGTTGTTAATGGAGAACATAAAGGAGTTAAAAAATGGCTTCCTTCTAATGAAACATTAAAATTCTATACAGATGAAAATGAAGGTGTTAGTAAAATGGAGATATATCTTCCAGATATTTATAGAAGTAAATTTGGTGATGAAAATGGCTTTACTATAGGGAATGATTTATCAAAAGTAGATAAAAGACTTCTTGAAGTTATTGGATTTAGAATACCTACGCAAGGATTTAATTCTATGGAGAGCATAATTATTAAAGGTTTCTTACCAAAAGAAGCTGGTAATTTAGTAGTTGTTCCATCTGAACTAGTTGTAAAAGCAGGTATTGACTTTGATGTAGATAAAATGAATATACTATATCCAAGTGTATTTAAAGTAGGAAATAAATTATTTTATCTCAGTAAAGATAATATACCAGAGATATATAAAGAAATACAAAATAAAGTTAAAACTTCATTTACTATAGAAAGTAAAAATGAAATTACACAAAAAGAATTAGAATATTCTAAGCTGTCTCCTGATGAATTTATTAAAAAATTCTTTGATGATAATGAAGAAGGATTATTAAAAAATGAAGTATTAGAAACTTCAAAAGAAATATTATCTTCTCCAGAAGTTGCTAAAGAATTATTAAAACCCAATGGTACAGAAACATTAAAAACTATTATTAATCATATTAGAGAAATTACTCAAAGTGGAAGAGGAAAAAAACCAAGTTCTAGCAAAGTCGTTGATTTAATGCATAATATCAAAGTAGCTATTGCTTTGTGGTCTGGTAAGGATGGAGTAGGAGCTACAGCTTTACATAATACCACACATGTCATAGCTCAAAAAGCAGGACTTTATATTAATAGTGATACAAGTATTGGATTAAAACATAATGAAGTAGAAGATAAACCTGGATTAATATCTTTATCTGGTGAATATACATATGATGGAAAACATAAAATAACAGATTTAATTAATGAATTTTTATCTGCCTATGTAGATGTTGCTAAAGATGATATTGTATTTGATTTGAATGCAGGAATGCAAACAGTTAATATTTGGATGTATTTATTAAGAGCTGGTTGTTCTCCAAATGAAATAGCTTATTTTATGAGACAACCAATAATAAGAAACTATGTAATTGCGCAACAAATTAATGAATCTATTCCTAATAAATTAGCTGATAAAGAACTTAGTAAAAATAAATTAATAAAAAAAGTAATAGAAAATTTTCATGAAGAATTTAAAGTAAATCCAGTAAAAGTAGAAAAATTAAAAATTTCTGATAATTTATTTGATGAAAAAATATTAGAACATAATATCAAAAAACCACTTGGAGATAAGGATGACAGAAAAGAAAATCCACAATTTCTAAGAGATCAATTACATTATCTGCAAGAATTTATAAAATACCAAGATGACGCTAAAAAATTATCTGATTTAATTAATGCTAGTAAATTTGATACTATTGGAGTAGATAAAAATAGAGGAGCTAATAGACAAAGAATTAAGAATTTAAATAAAATAATAAACGATGGATTTTTTGGCAATTTAGATAACTATTTAAACGATTCTGTAATAAAAGAATTTTATAAAACAGCTACTGAAGCAGCAGATTATTACAATGATTTATTTATTACAGATGGTGCAAAAGCGAGGCGTGTTTTAAGTCAAATAGATGAAATATTCGATAAAAGAGAAATTAATTCTACTACTAAAGCAGAATTAATGGATATTGCTGAGAATGAATTTATTAGTTATTTATTACAAAATATTCCTTTTGATAAAATAGCATTAGGACAAGAAATTGAAAGACTTACTACAGGAGTAAATTCTATTGCTAAACAATTCAAGAGAGTTGTTGAGAAATATATGAATGATGAAAAAGCTAAGAATAACTCAGATCATTTTATTAACAATCCTTTTATTAAAGAACTACAATGGATATTAAATAATAAAAATAAAGACAAAGATTTTTTAAAATTATTTAGTAGGAAATACAATACATATCAAGCTAATCAATTAAGAGAAGGATTTTTAAAGTTATTTGAAATAAGTCCTAAATTAGCAGAAGATATTATGAAATTAGGAATTATTCAATCAGGACTTAATAATTCTCCAATTAGTTTTATGTCTATTATTCCTGCTGAGAAATATTTTGAATTAGCTAATAGAATTATAACTAAATATAAAAATTCTAATGACTTTGATTATAATAAATTTATTTCTTTATTTCATAATAATAACAGAAAGAATTCTAAATTAGTACCTGTTATTACAAGTAGAATGAAATTTAAAGGATGGAGTGTAAAAATAAGTAATGATTACACTAAATTAACAATGGATTTAGATAAAGTTAGTCCTAACTTTGCTAATGCGTTATATGTAAGAAATTTAGTTAAAAATCCAGAATTTGAGAAAAAGAATGAACAACAAGTGGCGGAATTAAAAGCACAAGGTAAAGAGAAGTTCATCGAAATGATTTATAAACAAACAGAAGTTCCTGGTGTCTATGTAAGAACTCAACCAAGAGGAGATGGAATGTGGTATCATGATTATTATCAAAATGAAGAATTTATAGAAAAACCATTTTCTGATGAAGCATTAAATAATTTTAATACAGAAGAGGATAACCAAACACCAAACACAAACTATAATTCAAATGATGTAGTAGCTGTTAATTTTGGTA